GAGCATGTCCACACCCCCAACCTCTCTGAAGTCACCGACATCCTCCAAGGACTCCATGACGCTGGAGCTATCGCACTTGTCGGAGGCCCAACTATCGACGTTGGCGAGGAAGCTGCAACCGAGATCGAACACGTTTCTCAAGACGACGCCGACGACGAAACAAACGGTCTTCCATCTTCTAGGTGAAGTCCTAGAAGTTCTGTTTGGAGGGGCAGCAGGCGGCGGCAAATCCGAAGCTCTGCTCCACGGAGCTAGTGAGTATGTTGATGTCCCTCGCTACTCCGCTTTGCTGCTCCGTCGAACCTTCAAGGAGCTTTCCAAGTCTGGTGCCCTTATGGACCGCTCTCATTCGTGGTGGGACGGCACCGACGCTCACTGGTCCTCTGAAACCCACACCTGGACCTTCCCGTCAGGAGCCTCGGTCGAGTTCGGCTATCTGGAGCGCGATGCCGACCTTCTTCAGTACCAATCCGCCGAATATCAGTTCATCGGGTTTGACGAGCTAACCCAGTTCCCCGAACACGCCTACCTCTACATGTTCTCCCGTCTGCGACGGCTCAAGGACTCTGATGTGCCCATTCGGATGCGTGGGGCCACCAACCCTGGCGGTCCCGGTCACTCTTGGGTCAAAAAGCGGTTCAGCCTTCCCTTCGGTCCCAGAGACAACCCTGAGCGAGCCTTCGTCTTCTCCAGACTGGAAGACAACCCTCATCTGGACATCGAGACCTACGAAAAGTCGTTCGATCAACTTGGGGCCGTTACCTACGCCCAGCTTCGCAAAGGTGACTGGGATGCTCAGGTCAAGGGTGGTCGTTTCGACGCCAACTGGTTTTCACCGATCACAGCCGATGAGATCCCCGAAACCAACCTGCGCATTCGTTACTGGGACTTGGGAGCATCAGAGCCGTCAGAACTCGACCCTGACCCTGACTGGACAGCCGGATCTCTCGTCTCACGCTCTGACGACCCTCCTGAGCGTTACGCCGAGGCCATGCGTGAGGAAGGGATCGAGCCAACCGGCCCCTTCTACTATCTGGAGGACATCAGCCGTTTCCGTGAGAAGTCGGGCAAGGTGGAGGACAACATCCGCGCGGTAGCCTCCAGGGATGGTTTTGCCGTCCCAGTCTGGATCGAGCAGGAGCGTGGAGCTTCTGGGAAGGCCGTCATCCAGCGTTATCGAGATGATGTCCTGGCTGCGTACAAACTGCGAGGCATGTGGCTCACTGGCCCCAAGCCCGAGCGGATAGGCGCCCTGGCTACCCGTGCCCAGGAGGGCCGCTTCTTCATGGTGATAGGTGGCTGGAATGAGCCTTTCTTGGACGAAGCAGTCCTCTACACCGGAAACACCAAGGGTGGTCCTCACGACGACCAACTTGACGCCACTTCTGGCACACTGTTCGCTATGGCTAAAGAGATGAGAATGGAGGGACCAGCGCGTGCCTCGACACACTGACGTAACTTTTATCCAGCGTTTGACCTGTCGGCTTCACGGCCACCTGATGGCAGTCCAGCAGTTCGACTTTCACACTCACAAGATGACGCTCATCTGTAACCGTTGTCGGATCACCCAAACAACCATCTCGCCCACCGTTAAAGTGATGCCGGATTACCTGTCTCAGCCAAAGGCAACAAAACATTGACTGTCCCCTTCGATTACGTCACCGAGGATGAAGAACTCGATTTCTCACAGTCGCAAGCCATCCTTCGATCTGAGACTGAAGCACTTGCGATGGACCTTCCCGAGTTTGATCGCTTCCGCAGTTATTACGACGGGGAGCAACTGCTGTCATACGGTGGAGACCGCTTCAAGGAGACCTTTGGTGAGTCCTTTGAGGGGTTGGTCTCTAACTGGTGTGGGCCGGTGGTTGATGCCGTCCTCGACAAGCTGGAGGTCATAGGCATCAACATCCCAGGGTTTGAGGGTCTCAGCAGCGTGATCTTTGATGCCCTTCGTCGCAACGACTTCGATGAGGAACAGGAAGAACTCCATGAGGGGGTCTTGGTTGAGTCTCGGGCTTACGCCATCATCTGGCCCGACGAGGATCTGGGTGTCCGCTTCGATTGGCAACCAGCCCAGAACGTCCGCATCAAGTACGCCGATGACGACGACCGAGTTCCTGTCTGGGCGATCAAGCGGTGGGTGACATCTTCGGGCGTCGTTCGCATCAATCTCTACTTCGCTGATCGAATCGAGAAATGGCGTGGCACCGATGAGCCGACCAACCGCACAGACATTCCCCTGTCCCTTCCCAATGCTGGGCTGGAGCGATTCTTCGTAGACGGTGAGCCGTGGCCGCTTCCAAACCCGATAGGCGAAGTGCCAGTGGTCGAGTTCACCAATCGCAAAGGCTCCGAGATCAAGGGAGTCATCCCCCTTCAGGATGGCATCAACTACTTGCTCACTTCGGGCTTCGGCGCCGCCGAGTTCAACGCCATGACGCAGAAGGTAATGATGACCAATGCGGACGAGCCGGTAGGCGGCTGGTCGAATGATCCTGGTCGAGTTTGGCAGTTGCCTCACGTTCTCGATGCAGAGGGCAAACCAATCCTGTCGTCCATTGGGGAGTTTTCGGCAACCGACCTCGACCCCTATGTCAAATACATCGAGATGGTCTTGCAGCACATTGCCCTCACCACCAAGACCCCTGTGCGGATGTTCTTCCAGTCCGACCGTGGAGGTCGTGGTGACGCTCCCTCTGGTGACGCACTACGCGTGGAGGATCAGCCTCTCATCGACAAGGCTCAGTCGAAGCAGAAGCGTCTCGGCAACAGTTGGTACAAGGTGGTCCGGTTGACGGCCAAGGCGATGACTCTCGACCGCACTCTGACCCTTCCTGCTGGCGAGGTCATCTGGCAGGATCTCCAAGCTGACTACCGCTCTGCTCTTTTGGAGGACGCCACCAAGATGATGGAGTTGCGGATTCCTTACGAGTTCATCATCAAGAAGCTGGGGCTGAATCCCGAGGAAGTCGCGTTGCTTGAAGAACTCGGTCCAGAGGAAACCGAGGAACCCGAGCCTGTGGAAACTGAGGCGTCTCAAAATGGCGCCGAAAACGAGTCATCTGAAGCCGAAGAAAGTTCAACAGACGAATAGTCGATTTGAGGTCTCCACCCTAATCTGCTAGGGTGATATTACCTACTGGGAAGGAGACCCAAGTGACAGATCGAAATTTCGTCACCATCAAGTGGTTCAAGCGTGGAGCCAAGTGGTCTGACGGCAAGCCAAGGATGTGTAACCGCTGCGTCGTGGAGCGCATCAGAGGCAATCGAGCCGTCGTGACCGCCATCGAGAAGTCCGCATCTGGATACCGGATGCCGGTGGCCTACTGCGAGCAGCACATACCGCTAGGAATCCAATGAGGGATTCCGAAAGGCAAAAGTCATACGACGCCGAGAGTAATTGGGCACGGGCCGAAGGTGATCTCGGGATCATCAGCATTGACGAGGCCACGGACATCATCGACTTGCTGGCTCAGGACTTTGAGATCCGCCAGCCAAGAGTGATTCACGTTCCTCAGATGAGACGGTGGGATGGTCTGTATCACTCTCGGGGACATCGGATCGAGTTTCGTACCGACTCCCCTTCCCTGAAGACGGTTCTCCACGAATTTGCTCATGCTCTAGCCCACTCTCGTCGCTTCCCGGTTGGACGTAGCCACGGGGGTCGTTTCACCGAAGCGATGCTCGACACGGTTCGGGTCCACTTTGGAGATGGCCGTGAGCGCAACCTTCGACGTTGCTATCTGAATGTCGGGCTTGTCACTAGCGCCAAAGAGGAACGCACCCACGAAATGAAAATCTCTGCACGACAACAGCGAGAGGAAGATCGGGTTGGCGAGGAAGCTCCCCTCTGGATCGTCTCGTACCGGATGCAGGATGATCGAGTCTGGTTTGTTGGACGGGGCAAGTACCTGGATCGTGACCGGGATGGCGTGAAGGTCTATCGCCGGATGTGGGCGGCTTATCAAAAGGCTGACAAGTTCCAAGAGGGGCTATGTGAGGTCCATCAGATCGAAGGGATCTTCAGTCCTCCAGAGTGGGACGGCTACGACTACCCAGGATCGACCCCACGGTGGCTCCCCATCAACGAGGACATCTGCGATGAGGTCGCTGCCAAGAGAGAGCGGCAGATCATCGCTCAGAAGGAAGTTGAGACTCAAGAAGCATGATGATTTCGTATCTGACCAAGCCGTGTATCGGTTGCCATGAACCGTCGATAGTTGAACTGGATAAGGACAAGCTCAAGGCATGGGAGCAAGGCGATCATGTCCAGATAGTCTGGCCTGAGAAGTCTGCTGACGAGCGTGAGTTGCTGATAACCGGCACCCACGGAACATGCTGGGACAAGATGTTCGGGGAGGTTGGATGATGGTCAGGGGCAAAGACATCGAGGTCCAGCTTGTCATTAACACCGACAAATTCTCTGAGTCTCTGGAAAAGGTCCGCCACTCCATGTCCCCCTTCGCCAGCGCCTTGAGAGGGATCAGCATGGCGGTCGAGGCTCACATCAAGGCTGACTCTCGGGTTGGGGCCAACAAGCGCACCGTGGCCGTCTTCATGGCTGCTGAGCGCCTGTACGAGATTGACCAGGGAGTCCAGGCCGGAATTCTCGACTCACTGGGCTTTCTCATAGAGAACGAGGAAGGGACAACCGCTGATGCCGAAGAAACCACCTGAGTCACGTCAGGTCCAAGCAGCCAAACTCAGCATTGCTTGGGCAGACGTGATGGTGGATGTCGCCCACTCCCTCCCGCGGTGGCTGCGCTGGTATCGGATTCGCATAGTGAAGCGATCTTGGGAACACAGGGAAAGGGCTTTTCAGATTCTTGTCGATTGGGAGATCGAAAAGATCGCTGCCGAGATCGAGCAATTCCCTGAAAAATCTGACTGACTTGGGACTCTTATAAGTATGAGCAGCACAACGTATAACCATCGCAAGGGACCAACTTTCGCCGCAGCCATGAAGCGGTCAGCAGAGGCACGTCGCTGCCCCAACTGTGAGCGCAAGTCAGCCATCGTCCGATTTACTGACGACTTTGGTACTGGGGGTTGGTGCCGCTGGCCTGATTGTGGATACGACTATTACCGACCGTTTAACGACCGTTTGGAGGGTTTGATGGATGAACGTAATTGGAAGATGGAAATGGAAGTGGCTATGAACAACAGCGGCACTTGGTTCACTTCACATCTGCTGAGATTGATCGCCAAGGCCGACAAGGTGAATCGTGAACTGATCCGGCTGGGATTCCCCGGTCACGTCGCCGCTTATGATCGCTGGATGAACGGTGAGGGGGAGTTCGTTAGAGAGGACTCTGAAAACTCGCAGTCGTAGCGCAACCCATCCCCCTGTTGTATGCTCCCCCCGAGCAGTCACCCTGATTGCTTAGACAAGTCGAATCCCTGGAGGATTGGATGCCAGACGAAACCCCTGAAGTTTCAGATGAAGCTCAGGCCGAGCTTGATGCTCAGAAGAAGACCGAAGAAGAAGAAGCCGCAGCAAAGGTAAAAGCGGAGGAAGAAGCCAAGGGTAAGACCGAGGCCAACACTTTCGACCAGAGCTACGTTGACTCGATTCGGTCTGAGTCGGCCAAGTACCGCAAGCGTGCCCAAGACGCAGAGGAACAGGTCAAGAAACACGATCACGAACAGATGAGTGAGCTAGAGAAGGCTCAGTCCGAAGCCACCGACGCAGTAGCCAAGGTGGAAGGGCTAGAGAATCTTCTGGCTGGTGAGCGGACCAGGAATGCCGTCACGTTGGAAGCAACGAAGATGTCCTTCCAAGATCCTGCCGATGCTCTGTCTTTGATCGACGTGAACGACCTGAACATTGACGATGAGACGAAACGTCCTACGAGTAAGAGCGTGCAAGGCGCACTCAAAACTCTGGTCAAGGACAAGCCGTATCTCGTCAAGGAGGCTGGAAAGCCTGGATCTGCTGATGGTGGCGCGGGTGGTGGTGCCGGTGAACTCACAGAAGAAGAAAAGATCGCTGCGCATGAAAAAGACCTTCAGGAACGATACGGCTCAGTCCCACTCCCAGCCGACTTGTAACTCAAGCCTTCTTCCGCCGCGATCCTTAACGCAGGAGAAGCATGTCACTAATTGACAAGGCTCCTGAAGGCGGAAAGTTCCGCGCGAATGCCAACTCGTCTCTGGATGGAACGGCAGGAGCATGGGGCGTAGGAAACCTTCTCAATGTCACGGTTGATGGAGGCGGCGAACTCGTCGCTGCATCAGGCACGAACATTGACGGGGTAATTCTGACTTCAGAAGGCCAAGACGCTGACCTCGCCGCTAACAAGGATGTTATCGGTGGTCGTGCGTACACCGTATTTCGCTTCGCTGAACTGGTCGAGGTAGCAACGTATGTTGGCGTGACCCTTTCCGCTGGTGACTTGGTGTATGCGGACGCAGCAGGGGACATCACTATCACCCCGGCAACCGGCGATGTTTTCATCGGCTGGGTGTTGCTGGGTGGGGAGCGCATGGTCCTCCAGGTTGGCGGAAGGGTGGTGTCGGTCTAATGGACCTACGAACAATGCCCATTGAAGGGCTGTCGTCTCTGTCCATTCAGGAACGACTCAAGCAAGGACTGTTTGGTGCGGCAACCGCACAGGCGACAGGCGAAGATCCGTCAGGACTGTTCAAGCGGTCTGATGCGATTGACACCGTTCCCGGCCAAGCACTCACCATTGACGGCCAACCTATCAACGAGATCTGGGACGATCTCCAGAGGAAGTTGACCGCTTACAACCGACAGGCATCACCGATCATTGCCCTGTTCTCGGATCTCACGATCTTCGCACAGGTGCAAACGGCGGTGTATGCGACAAAGGGCTTTGAGCAGGCCACCGAGTTCGGGCGTCCGACCAACATCGCGTTGCAGTACGTCACTCGGCAAGTTCCGCTCGACCACTTCGACTTGGGCTTCGGCTACACGCAGAAGTTCATCGACAAGGCCAAGGGGCGAGAGATCTCGTCTGTGCAGTTGACGGCCACCAATGCTTGGTGGAACCTTCAGTTGAACGATGTGCTTGATGCCATCTACAACGATGCGCCAACTGCCGACCCCGATGGTGTTGTGGGCACGACCCTTTACAACGCTGACGAGACCCCACCGCCTTACAAGCGGTTCACGCACGACGGATCACACGTTCACTTCCTCGCTGACGCTGGAGCCTTCGACCAGGCTCTTGCCGACTCGATGGAGGTCCACCTGATTCACCACGGTTTCGGAGACTTTGGTGAGCAGTTGTTCTTGATGTTGCATCGAGATGAGATGGTCTTGGCGCGAGCCTTCGCCAACTTCATCCCCGCGACAAGTGCGACCGTCAAATCCATCATCGCTGGTCCGATCATTGGTGCTGCTCCGTCAGCATCGGTGCTTTCCAATATGCCCGTCGAAGGGTTCGTTGGAAAGATGGCCGTGGTGGAGATGAACGACATTCCGAGCGGCTACCCGTTGCTGTTTGCCACGGGCGGACAGTTCGCTCAGCAGAACGTCGTGGCGATGCGGATACATGAGAACCCCAGCGCCCGAGGTCTTCGTCTCATCGAAGGTCCACGGCAGAGGTATCCCCTCTACGATGCTGTCTATGACGGGTATAACGGCGCTGCCGTTGCCCAGCGTGGTGCAGCAGTAGTGCTGAGAACCGGCAACGCTTCGTACACGCCACCTACCTTCTAATCCGCTCCGTAACGGAATAGATGAGGAAAGGAGGTCCGGTAACTCGGGCCTCCTTTCTGCGCGGTTATTGACGCTTGCCCCAACCGATTGATAGTCTCCTAGTCCGAAGGCGAACCCCGCGGTCTGGCAAGGACGCTTTCTCGACGCTCCGACCTGGGGGGTCAGTTGGCCTCCCAGGTTGAGAGAGAGGAAGAAATGGGACTAAGCACCAAAGAACGAAACGCCATCTACAACCGCAAGCGCGAATACAGCCTGAGCGGTAATCCGATGGAGGTCATGTATCTTCAGCGAGCGTTGGATGCTGACGAGATGCCTGACCCGACTCTTATGGCTGACTCAGGAGTCAAGACAGATGTTCCTCTTGCTGGTGGTGTCGAGATCGAGATTCCTCCACGACATGGCAAAGGATCTGGTGTGAAGGCTTGGGTCGAATTCGCAGCTTTGGTGACTGACATGGATAGCGAAGTCCTCGGTCGGTTGTCCCGAGATGACATCATCAAGACCCTCGTAGCCAACGGGAACATTCCCGAAGGCTAAGGTGGCTGTGTGAGTGCCGTTCTCCTAGGCCCAGATAGAACTCGGGTTGAGACCAGGAAGCCTCGATCTATCCGAGTTCGTCACCGCACCAAACGCTTCGGTATTGCTCTGGTAACCGTCACCAAGAAGCCTTTTCTGGGTCAGCTTCACGAATGCGTAACTTGTAAGGTCACTCACAGAGTCAAGACCCTCCATCTTCCTCTCGACGCCAGTGGTGGTTGTCTTGTCTCTGAGGGAGTCTTGGAGGAAATGAAGATGGTTTCCGACATGGGAGGTTTTGACATCGTTGCCGACATTGTGAATCCTCCCCCGATTACCATTGGGGACGACAGGCTTGCAGTAGACCAAGCGAACAACCAAATACGAATCTGGAAGGAGCCGGTCATTGTCTAAGCCACTCGATCAACTAGATGCTTCTCAGGCAGGAGTTTCCCAAGCCGAATTGGAGGTAGCGTTCCTTGAGCTACCCGAGTTGGAAAAGGAACTTGAGCTTGTAGAGGCACCCCTTGAAACGGCTCGCGTAGCCAACCTCAAGGCACGCACGGCGGCTGAAAAGACCAAAGAGAAGGTTCTGGCTGCAATTGTTGTCAGAGATCCCGTCTTTGAGGAACTTCAGCGAGCGTCGTGGATCGTGCGCAACGCCGATCCTGACTACGCCACTCCACCCACAGGGATTCGGCCTCCCCAAATCAGAGCAAAGAGGGTCAGCTAATGGCCGATGAGTATTACGACGACTTCCCCAATGCTCTACTAGGGAACCCGGTTCACAACAGGCCCGACCTCGACACCGACGACATCCGTTGCTGGTTGTATGACGAGGGGGCTGATGCTCGGGACGTAGCCGATCAGGACTTCGCTGACATCCTGGCTGGTGCCAAGATTGCCGAGTCCACTGACTTGGGTTCCAAGACGATTGGAGTTGTGGCCGATGGGATCTTCGACCATGCCAACTTCGTCTTCGTAGGCGTCACAGGAGCCAACGTCGAGTCCATCGGTTACTGGGCATTCAACGGAACTCCAGCCATCGCTCCGCTGATGTGGGTCATCGACTCGGCTACGGGCCTTCCGGTACTCCCCAATGGTGGGGACATCACTTGGGCACCAGCAGTCGGTGGAGTGATCGACGTTAAGTAAGACTTGACATGTAGATGGTTTGGGAGCGGTCTTCGGGCCGCTTCCTTTCGATGGGTAGGATTTGGTCATGGCGCAGTTCGCAGTACCCGACGCTGATACCGCAACTGGCGTCGGTTGGACCACTTCAGGCTTCGCTCGACTCGATGAAGGCGCTCCCGGTGGTGGAGATCTGGCCGTCGATGCCAAGGGCAATCAGAACCAAAACCTCGACAAAGGACTCACCGATGTAACCGATCCGTCGAGTAGTGCCAATCATATTCTCCGAGCTAGGTGGCAGAAGACCGCCAACGCCCGAATCCTCAACGCTTTCCTTGAGTTGTGGCAGGGAGTTCCCGGTTCCGGCACCTTGATCGCAACGCTGAACATCAATGATCTGCCCAATGGTCTTCAGATTGACACGGTGACTCTGACCAGCACCGAAGCCGACAACATCACCGACTACAACGCCATCCAGTTGCGGCTCTACTACGAATACCAAGGCGGTGGATCACAGCCCGACTTTGAGGTTGACTTCATCGAGTTGGAGGTTCCTGACGGTGGTGGTGGACCTCAGACCGTTGATGGAGTCCTATTCCAGCGACCCCCAGCTTTCATCGTTGGAGTCATTGCTGGCGCTCTCAGTGGTGTTCTGTTCGCTCGCCCACCGACGTTCATTGCTGGAGTTGTCTCAACCACCTTCACCCTTGACGGAGTTCTGTTCAGTCGGCCTCCAGCCTTTATTACTGGCGCAATCACTCCTGGGGGAGTTCAGGTTGACGGAGTTCTGTTCAGTCGTCCACCGGCCTTTATCGCCGGGACAGTTACGCCAGGTGGGGTCCAGGTTGATGGCGTTCTATTCACTCGACCTCCAACATTTATTGTTGGGGCAGTCACGCCGGGAGGGGTCCAACTCGATGGAGTCCTGTTCGCTCGTCCCCCGTCATTTATCCCTGGGACGATCACCCCTGGAGGGGTTCAACTAGATGGTGTTCTTTTCACAAGACCGCCGAGTTTCATTCCTGGCGTCGTCACTCCAGGTGGGGTCCAGCTTGACGGTGTGTTGTTTACTCGTCCCCCCACATTCCTTGCTGGAGTTGTTACCCAAGGAAGAACCCTGGATGGAGTCTTATTTGCTCGTCCTCCGTCATTCATCGTTGGCACGGTTACCCCTGGAGGGGTCCAGGTAGACGGAGTTCTATTCACCAGACCCCCGAGCTTCATAGTCGGTGCTGTCTTACCCACCAACCTCCTGAGTGGGGTCTTGTTCTCCAAGCCGCCGACCTTCATCGTTGGGGCAATTACTCCTGGGGGAGTTCAACTAGATGGAGTCCTGTTCTCCAGGCCACCCACTTTCATCCCTGGTGTTGTTACTCCTGGGGGAGTCGAATTAGACGGAGTGTTGTTCACGCGACCACCGACCTTCTTTGTCGGGGAAATCACTCAAACGCAAACGCTCAGTGGTGTTCTGTTCACCAGACCTCCATCGTTCATCGTTGGAACGATTACTCCAGGTGGGGTCGCGGTCGATGGTGTTCTATTCACCAGGCCACCCACCTTCATTGTCGGGGTAATCGCACCAACCAACCTGCTCTCGGGAAGCCTGTTCTCCAAGCCTCCCGCGTTCATTGTCGGAGAACTCATACTTCAGGTTCAGTTGCTCGGGGTCTTGTTCCTACGACCACCAACCTTTATCCCTGGATCAGTTTCGCTGGATGTCCAGCTTCTCACTGGGGTCTTGTTCTTGCGCCCACCCACCTTCTTCGTTGGCACAATCAGCCTTCAGGTGTTCGTCCCCCCGAAGGGTCTGCGCGACATGGATCTGACCGCCCGAACCTATACTGATGATGGGTTCCGTACCTTCACTTAGGGAGTGAGATGGCTCTAGCAGTAGGAACGATTGCTCTAATCCGAGACGAGATCGGCAATGACACCGATTTCTCTGACGCCGACCCTGCTATTGGCGATCAGTTGGACAGCCTGGAGAACATTTACAGTGACTCCAACCGTGGCGACTCCAACATCCTCCGCACGGCTCTCATCTGTTGGAGACGGCGCCTGTTCAATCTTCAGGAGCGGTCCTTCGACATAATCACCGAAGGCTCCCTTCTGTCTCGATCTCAGCGCATCAAGTTCTTGGAGCGCAAGATTATGAAGCTGGAAGTGCTGGTTGACACCACTCAGAAGGGCAAGAGCATGTCCATCATCTCGACAGCAAAGGAAGCCGATGACGGCACGACTGGCGAGTTCTGAGTTCACCAAGGATGACGTGAGGGAAGCGGTCAAGTCTTGCATTGGTGACATGATTGCTCATGCCAGAGAGACACCGGATGAAGAAGTGGTAGGAGCCGTGCTGAGAGATGGCACCAGCGTTCATCTCATCAACGAAGCCGAAGCCGAAGATCGGCGTGCCTGCTTTTTTGTTTTTCCCTACCAGTTGCAGGATCTCGACGTGGTAGCCATTTATCACTCCCATCCAAACGGCGTCGAATACCCTTCAGTCACCGACGATGAAGGTCTGGCTCCTATCCCGGCTGTCATCATTACGCCAACTGCTGTGATCCTCTGGTGGTACAAGGAACACATCGGTTACTACCGTATCTGGGACGACGATTTCGTATGGCTTTAGATGAACTGATCTCCGCGAGTGAACTGGCTGGTATCCGCCAAGACGCCAAACAGCTTTTGGTGGATGCCTGTGTTCTTGAGCGCCTGCCCACATCGAAAATAGACTCCAACCGCGAGGTCGTCCGTGGGACGGGTCAGCTAATTGAGGAACCTCGGGAACTGATCTTCACTGGCAAATGCTCCATCTATCCGATCAAGTCTCGTCGTGACCGTTTCGATGAGTTTGGTCATGGCCTGATCTTCACTCGTCAGTACCGCATCGTCCTTCCCTTTGATG